GATGGTCGAGGCCGTCCAGGTGGTCTACGACGCATGGCAGAGGGGGGAAGGCAAGGCGCGGAAGGCGGGAGAGTTTGCAGACCACGTGAAGAAGATATTCGAGGGCATGAAGGCCGCCGCCGACTTCATGCGGCAGTCTGAGAGACCGGCGAAGCTGGTGACCGAGGCTGTCACGAGGGTCGCGGAGTTCATAGACCTGAGCGTGGACGAGATGGACAAGATGGCGACCAAGTACGAGGAAGAGGGCCTGCTGCACATGGAGCGGTTCGGGCTGGCCGTGCAGTCCATCGTAGGCGCGATGAGCGTGGCCTTCGGCCTGATGCAGGCGATGCCGAGGGCGAGGATGGTGGAGACGGCCCCCGAGGAGCTGTTCACCTTCATGGACTCCCTGGTGCAGGGGCTGAAGGAGATCGCGCTGCCCGCAGACCTCGGGGACCTGGCGAAGCTGAGGATGTGGTCCGAGGCAGTCGAAGCGATCCTGGCTCCGATACAGACCGCGATAGATGTCGCGACCAAGCTGGCAGGGTACGAGCGCATCTCCGGATTGGGGGCCAAGGTGAGGGCCGTGATGGACGGGGTAGACGAGATACTGGGCGCGATGCTCGGGGCGCTGTCCCCGTGGGGAACCCACGAGATGTACTCCATGGAAGCGTTCCGCAGGCTGATAGAGAGGCAGGTCGAGCTCATCAACGTCTGGGCCATAGGAGTCAATGCGCTGAACAATGCCATCGGGCCAGCCGTGGACGTCGTGAAGAAGCTGGCAGATTATGAAACGCCAGAGGGTCTAGCAGACAAAGCAACGCAGGTCGTAATGGACGTCGGGGCAGTGTTTGGCGCTGTCATTAGCTCATTAGTCGGAGGATTCTTTCCGCTCGGTCGTAGGGGAAAGTTGACGCCAGAAGACTACCAGGCGATGTTTGCGGAGAGCATCGAAATGCTAGGCGTCCTGAACGAGATACTGGTTCCGTTGAGCAGTTCTGTGAAGAACATGGTAGAGACGATAAACGCGCTGTCAACCTACACCAAGGTGCAGAACATAGAGGAGAAGGTCGCCCGGCTGGTCCGCGACATCGGGATAGTCATCGGGGAGTTCGGGAGGGCGCTAGAGGACGGGTTGGGGCTCGCGAAGGAGGCTGCCGAAAACGCGACCGAGTTTGCAAAGCAGATGGGCGACATAGTCTCCATCGTGACGGACGGGCTGGACGCGATAGCGGCCCTGCAAGACTACACCGCCGCGGGGGCTGGGTTCGAGCTTCGGGTGCAGGCTTTCCTGGACGACTTAGTGAGGATCGTCAACGTGTTCGCCAACGCGGACCACGGGCTGCCTGCATTCCCGACGGACTTGCTGCCCATCGTGGACAAATTCGCCACGGGGTTCAAAAACGTGGCCTCCATAGTCAAGGACGGGCTGGATTCGATAGCCGGGCTGCGGGACTACGTGAAGACCGGTTCAGGGTTTGCACTCCAGGTGGTGGGATTCATCGAGGACGTCTGGACCATAGTTGACATGTTTGATGAGAACCTGACTGCCTTTCCAACCGACTTGAAAACGAGGGCTGAGGAGTTTGACACGAACTTCAAGTACATAGCCTCGATCATCAAGAGTGGCGTAGGGGCAATCGATGATCTAGTAAACATGCCCGGGATAGAGACGCTGGATGACCAGACTGACACGTTCCTTTCTGCCCTGATGGGTTCGGCGCTGCCGGTAACAGAGGGTGGTGTCATGGGCATCCTCCCGAAGTTTGACCTCTACCTGATTAAATTTACTACCAGGTATCCCGACTTAGAAGATCGTGCGAGGCAGTTTGCCGATGGCCTTACAGAGATAGCAAGGTTGGTCAGCATCGGGGTAGATATTATCGTTGCCTTAGTAGAATTGCCAAGTATGCAGGGCCTGGACACTCAGACCGATACATTCCTGTCCTCCCTGCTCGGATCTGAGAGCGGAGCCATGATGGGGATAGTGCCCAAGTTCGACAAGTACCTCGCAGACTTCAGCGCGATAGCCCCTGAGCTGACGTACAGGGCGTCCGGGTTCGCATCTGCCCTCAGGGAAGTGCGCAGGCACATGACCCTCGGGATGGAGGAGATACAGAGGCTGACCCAGATCCCCGAGCAGATGGACTTGCAAGGCGACGCGACCAGGATGCTGAACTACCTGCGGGGCGTCACGAAGACCCTGGAGGAAGCGGCCAACCTCGTAACGGTCGGCCAGGGGCTGGCATCGCAAGCCAACATGGGCATGTACAGCGGGGCAGGAACGCCCATGCCTAGCTTCGCATCTAGCGGGGGGGGGGCGAACATCGACGTTGGAGGAATTTATGTACAAGGCGGAAGCGGACTCGTTGAGTACCAGACTGCCCAGCGGGTGGCCACGGCGATAGAGCAGATGGCCGGGAGCAAAGGCATGAACATGGTGAGGATGGGGTACAGGAGATAAAATGTCAAATCCTACGATTCGCGTGAGACTCATCGCGGGCGACGACGAGCTAAACATCCACGACTGGAAAGACTACGTCCTGATGGGTAACGGCCTGATAGACAACGGATCTTCCGTCGAACTCAGATGGCAGGTTCCCCTCGAACCCTGCGAGGGCGGCACTGGCAACCTCCAGCGCCTCGTCGGGGAGCTCCGCAAGTACATCCAGCGCGCGAAACTCTACGAGCAAGAGAACATCGGCAATCCCGTTTATCTGGCAGTCTACTGGCCCGAGTGCGAGGACATCCCCATTCCCTCCTGGGGCAGGGGCTGGCGGTACAAGAGGATAGTTGACGGCGTGCTCGCGGAGGCCACCCCAGGGATGGGGCAGGGGCAGCCCGACATGCGGTTCGGTTCCGACGCGATCCCCGTCCTGGCCGCGATGTTCGCAGTGAAGCAGGACCCGGACGGGGAGTACGCCTGGAGGAGCGACCTCCGCTGGGTCTGCCAGGCCAAGGGCCACATCGAGCCAGTCGCCGAGAACGGCATCAAGCTGTGGGAAGAGTCGCAGAACATCATCACGAACGGGGACTTCGAACTAGGGAAGGCGGGCTGGACCGACACAGGGCTCACTTCTGCCGTCAACACGGAGCACGTCAATTTCGGCACCCAGGCCCTGCTGGTGACCCCGGCGGTCGGCAAGACCGAAACGACCTTCACTGACCCGTCGCCCGCGTCACACTTCATCGCCACGGCGTGGTTCTACCTGCCGTGCGGGGTTGACGAGGAGAAGGTCTTCCTATGCTTGCAGGATGATAAGCTCGCTGAGGTCTGCACTGAGTGTGCGGACATACACGACGAATGGCAGCGGGTTCGGGTTGACTATGACACCGACCCAACTTCGGCGAATTGGTACGTGCGCATCAAGTGCACGGACGCGAACGCGAGCAGGTACTTCTGGGTTGATGGTGTGCAGGTGGAGATGAGACTTGCTGCTGATGGGCCGACCCCATTCATCGAGCCGGAGAGACATTTAGGAGAAGTCTGGGACACCTGCGGCAGCCCTCATGCCAGCACGTCCACCAGGAACGAGGGGGAGTGCAGGATAGTCCGCCCCATCGAGAAGGGGTATGCCACCCCATGCTGCGGCACGTTCCACTGCTGGTACAGGCCAGGGTACGACAACACTGACATATCGGGCACGGGGCAGGCTACGATATTCGACTGGATGGGAGTTGATAGTAGCAATTTCATTTGGGTTTATTTCGACTACAGCACCAACACGTTCGAGTTGAAGACGAATGGAGCTGTCCAGGTTCAGACAGTTGACGCTTTCTCGGAGGGCGATTACATTGGGGTGGGCGCAAGTTGGGACTTCATAAACGATGAGTATAAGCTGTATCTCAGGGGTATCCCGGGGACGACTGGAACTACTGCAAAGGTATGCCCAGACTTGAGGACCTACGACATCTTCTGGGGTTCTGAATTCGACCACGATAATCAGGCAAACGGCGATATATTCGATGCCCGGATATGGACAGAGATACTCACAGACGAGCAGATGAAGGCAATATACAAAGCGGGAAGGGGCAACGGGGAGCTCCCTTACATCTGGAGTGAAAAAGGCGCTGCCTTCCTGACGCTGGACGACGGCACGAGCATGTCCTGGGGCGTTGAGCTGGAGAACCATGACGACTGCGGGGTTGGGGACACGAACCTCATCGAGATAGGAAACGTACCCGGCGACGCTGAATCCCCTGGCAAGCTGATTGTCACGACCGAAGAGACTCCAGAAGGAGATTACAACGGGCTAATGTGGTGGGGATTGCGAAAGCCAAAGGCGGATGTCATCACCATAGAGCGCAGGGGCCAATGGATTTATGAAGCAGAAGACTCGGCGTACAATGCTGTGACCTGGACGCTGAAGAATGACGACGCTGCCAATACTAGCAATGGGGAATACTTACAAACAAACCCAATCGACACGACTTTTGCCAACGCATATGGAATCGACTGGATAATTTGTCGAGATCACGAAATAAACTGCCTGAGTGGGCAATGGAGGTTGTTCATCAGGATGCGGACCAACGCCCCTGCCGACGTGCACGTTCGCGCAGGTGTTTGGGACAAATTCCACAGGGTCATAGAATACATCCCAAACGAAGATGGAATCCAGTTGGATTACACGTCAGCAATGGGATCGGGCGGGATTTGGGAGTTGCGCCCGATGGGGGTAATCAACATACCTCCGTACAGGATGATGGAATCATCCCTGTTGGGTGAAGGAGCACCGTATGAAACGGTGAGCCCCCAATTCTTCATTCAGCCGAAGGGCGCAGCTGGTACTGAGTTACTGGATATAGACTACGTGATGCTCATGCCAGAAGAGAATTGCGGGCGTTGGGGGGTTCCCGATTCCTTGTCGTACCCGGATCATGCTTTCTGGCCCGAAGAACACGTCTTTGGTCTTGTGGACAGCTACTCAAGACCTCCATATTCTGGGATGTCCGTCTATAAAGCTGGAGATTCTATCTATTCTGGTATCACGTCTTATCAGCCATTGGGTTACATTGGGGATTCCCCGACGTTCCCTGCCCCCGGTCCATCCAGGGCGCAGTTTGCCGTGACAGTGATTGACCATCCAACCTTGACGGGTTGGTACAGGCACGCTATAGACACAGCCCTATATGTCGATCTACTTCTCAGTGCTAGGTATTATCGTTCGAGGTGATGATGAAGGAGACCCTGCTAGTTTTCAACCGAAGGGGCGTCGCGATAAGTGATCCTTCATATCAACTCCCTCATGGCTTGCGCTGGCGCACCGGACTTCCCGGAGGGTTTCTGGACTGCGAATGGTATGTCCCGTTGGGCATGTTGAGGAAGTGGGCTGTCAAGGAAGCATATTCCATCAGAATATATGACGGATTGAGGTGCTGCTATTGGGGGAGGATTGAAGACTTGTCTCGTTTTGTCAATCTGCCCGGCAAGCTCAGCAACGCTTTGCGCAAAGTGACGGCTTTCGGCTTCTGGGTTAACTGCGTCCAGAGAATATACACCGGAAGTCACACTGTCGACGACGGGGATACCATCATAACTGCGGCGCTGGGGAACTGTCCTCTCATATCGGCGGACACGGACGAGATCAACAACACAGGCTTCAACTTGGGAGCCATCGACTGGACGGACATCCACGTCTCGGACGTGGTGCGGGACGTGATCAGCTACGGCGACAACGCCACGCCGCCGAACGCCTGGCATTTCGCCGTGTGGGACGGGGAGAGGACCTCCGACAGGCTAGCGAAAGCATGGCTGTTCGCCAAAAACGTGAGTGATTACGATTTACAGATACCGCTGGAGGCGATAGATGGGCAGGTGACGGTTACGTCTACCCTGGCCGAAGCGGCGAACTATGTCATAACCAAATACGACCAGAACTACACGGCGGCGGCGCAGGACGCGGCCTCCCAGGCGGCTTACGACAGGAGGGACTACCTGTTCCTGGCCCAAGGCGTGCTGGCAACCGCACAGAATCTGAGAGACAGATACCTGGAGCTGCACAAGGACCCGCAGACGCAGATGAGCGCGATAAGGCTGAGAGCGAACCCACTAACGAAGGCCGGAGCACCCTACGAAATGAACAGGGTGAGGGCGGGGATGAGGGTGATCTTCCCGGAGCTGAGGAGGGTCTGGGACAAGATTTATTACATCGTGGCGACAGACTACGACTCAGATGCACACACCCTGATGCTGACGTTCGACGAGCCGGTGCAGATGATAGTGCCGAGGGAGATAGTGGAACCCGCCCCTCCGCCAGGGCCGCCGCCAGAGCCTTTCCGTCCAGGGCCACCACATCCCTGGATCCCCGGGCCGGTTCCCCGCAGGTGGCCAGGGGGTCCGCCATGGGTTTAGGAGGATAGATGGGAGCACCAGAATCGCATTATGATTGGTTGAGGCTCGCAGAGAACAGGATCGACAGGATAGTAACTGGCGTCACCCTGCCCTACGCCGTTCCTACAGTTGGTTTCGGTGCAGCTGTTGCTGCGGGGGCCGCGACAACAGTCATACGCTCAGATGCTACAATCAAGTTGGTCTTTGCCACAGATGGTGCTGCTGTTTCGCCTACTGCGAGTCCTGGGAACACATTGACCATTGCTGGCGGCACAGCACTAACATCGGCAGGCGCAGCGAATACCGTGACATTGAACCTTGACAACACCGCTGTTGGGCCAGGTGCTTATGGTGATGCTACTCATGTGGGGACATTCACAGTTGACGCTCAGGGGCGGCTAACGGCAGCGGCAGATGTGGCAATCTCTGGTGTACCTCCAAGCGCCCACGACATCCTCTCTGCCCAGCACGGCGACACACTAACTGATAATGTCATAGACGGCGATGTGATTATCGGAAATGTCACGCCTAAATGGAGCCGCTTGGCGATTGCCGTACCCGCCGCTAATGTACGAAACGTTCTGGGCATAGACAATACAGAGTCAAGGCCATCGTGGAAAACTGCCCTGGACGCAACCAATCCCGCAGATATTGCGGCGGCAGCTGCACCAGGAACCTCACTTCTATTCTCTCACCGTGATCATGTGCATAATCATCCGGCGGGGCTAGGAACAGACCTTCACCACAGCGAAGTGCACGCAGTCAACAGCACCGGCCCACATGCGGAAGCAGGACTGACTATCGGACACGTCCTTCGGGCAAGCGGCGCAGCAGCCTTCTCGTTCGCTGCTATCCAGGCGGGTGACCTACCCGATACCTATGTTCCCACTTCCCGGATTCTCACTGCGGGTGCAGGCCTCACTGGCGGAGGTGATCTCTCGGCAGATCGAACATTCGACGTGGGTGCAGGCACGGGAATCACAGCTAACGCAAATGACATTGCAATCACGAACACTGGAGTCGCGGCAGCAGCTTATGGCGACGCAACACATGTAGCTACGTTCACCGTCAACGCTCAGGGACAACTGACAGTAGCGGCAGATGTGGCAATCTCTGGTGTACCTCCAAGCGCCCACGACATCCTCTCTGCTCAGCATGGCGATACCCTCGCGGCAGGCGTCTCTCGCGGTAGCCTCATCTATGGCAACGCCACGCCGAAATGGGCGAAATTGACGGTCGGCGCAGCCAGCACTCACCTTGAGAGTGATGGCACAGACGTAGCCTGGCAAGCCAATATCACGATGGCGGACGATAGTTGGATTGGCATCGGCGCGGCTGCTGAGCGGATAGTGTTTGACACGGCTGGGGACGTGGCAGTGATGGATTGTAACGTTGGCATTGATACATTAGTGCCTGGGGCAAAATTAGAAGTCAACGATGGCGGCAATAATATAGTAAATCTTCTCTTGGATAAAAACATTGGTGGTTCAGATGTTTTGCAAATGACCACGAGCTTCGCCGGAGGGAACACTGTTGCATTCAATCCATATATATCTGGAATCAGCAACGGCGGCTTCGAAGTAAAAGTTGCTGGGGCGGCAAGATTCGTAATTCAAGCAGCTACGTTCAACGTCGGCGTAGGAACATTGTTGCCTAGCGAGGCCCTAGAAGTTAACGGACGTGTCTCGGCTATCGGCAGCCCTGGTTGGCACGCGCCTGTTGCGGAAGCATTCTTTTACCATACCAATACCCACGGCGCTCTAATCACAGGTAAGGGTACCGTGTCTGATGTTGCACTGATAAATAGCGCAGGTGGCGCTCCATTATTAGTTCCCACGGGCACACTCAATGTCCAGTTTGCCGGTGACATAATAATGCATAACGGAGGCAACCTCCTCGTCTACTCCGATGCTGAGATCACCCTCAAGGCCTCCATAGACGGGGCAACGGGCCGCATCGACTCCGTAGATGGCTACACCGTGGCAGGGGCTGCCGCCAATAGGCACGTACTCATCGGTGACGGGGTAAAAGGCGTCTTCCGAGCGCTGGAGGCCGCTGACATTCCGCAGCTTGATCATGGCGGACTAGCTGGGCTCGCTGATGACGATCATCCTCAGTATACGCAGTACGCACAGATGGAGACTATTACAAGCGTCTGGACATTC